ATGAAAAAGAATATTCGGTTGAAAAGCAATGTACTAGCTCTTGTAGCTGGTTTTAGTGTCATTACAACACAGGCTGTTTTAGCAGATGAATTAGCTGTCCAAATTATGGGAGTTAATGATTTCCATGGTGCGCTTGATACGACAGGGACAGCGCGATTGGAGGGGGAAACAGTTCGGAATGCAGGAACTGTAGCCTTGCTTGATGCTTACATGAATGATTCGCAAGCAGAATTTGAAGAAACAGCAGCAGAAACAGAAACACCTGCAGAGTCTATCCGTGTTCAAGCTGGAGATATGGTTGGTGCAAGTCCATCGAATTCTGGACTTTTACAAGATGAACCAACTGTAAAAGTCTTTAACAAAATGGATGTTGAATACGGTACTTTGGGGAACCATGAATTTGATGAGGGACTTGATGAGTATGACCGTATCATGACTGGTGAAGCTCCAAAAGAAGGTCAGTTTAATGAGATTGTAGATAATTATACTCATGAAGCAGCCAAACAGGAGATTGTTATCGCCAACGTTATTGACAAAGAGACGGGTGAAATTCCGTATGGCTGGAAACCGTATGCTATTAAGACTATTCCTGTAAATGATAAAGAAGCAAATATTGGCTTTATTGGTGTAGTTACGACAGAAATTCCTAATCTTGTTTTGAAGAAAAACTATGAGCAGTACACTTTTTTGGATGAGGCAGAGACGATTGCAAAATATGCGCGTGAGTTAGCTGAAAAGGGTGTAAATGCGATAGTTGTACTGGCTCACGTCCCAGCTACAAGCAAGGATGGTGTGGCTGCTGGTGAGGCTGCAGATATGATTGCTAAGCTAAATGAAATCTATCCTGAACACTCAGTTGACCTTGTGTTTGCCGGTCACAACCATGTCTATACAAACGGTACAACAGGCAAAACCTTGATTGTACAAGCTACCTCACAAGGTAAGGCTTATGCAGATGTTAGAGCTGTTTATGATACAGATATTGCCGACTTTAAAGATGTTCCGACTGCGAAAATTATTGCAGTAGCACCAGGGCAGAAAACACCAAGTCCAGAAATTCAGGCGATTGTAGATGAAGCAAATACCATCGTTAAAAAAGTAACAGAGCAAAAAATTGGTACGGCTAGTCAAGCGACAGATATTTCTCGCGAAGTGAATGAATTTAAAGAAAGTGCTGTGGGCAATTTAGTAACATCGGCTCAATTAGCTATTGCTAAGAAATCAGGCTATAATGTTGACTTTGCAATGACCAACAATGGCGGGATTCGGGCAGATTTGAAGGTCCACGAGGATAGAACAGTTACTTGGGGAGCAGCACAAGCTGTTCAACCATTTGGGAATATCCTACAAGTCGTTCAAATGACAGGTGAGCAGATTTATACAGCCTTAAATCAACAATACGATGAAGGCGAAAAATATTTCCTTCAAATGTCTGGAATTAAATATATCTACACGAAAGCAGATAATCCAACGGAAGAAAATCCTTACAAGGTTGTTAAAGCCTTCAAAGAAGATGGAACAGAGATTGTTCCGACAGAAACCTATACACTTGTCATCAATGACTTCCTATTTGGTGGTGGGGATGGTTTCTCGATTTTCAAAGAAGCTAAACTGATTGGCGCTATCAATCCAGATACAGAAGTATTTGTTGAGTATTTGACTGATTTAGAAAAAGCAGGTCAAACGATTAGTGCAACTATTACAGGTAGAAAAGCATTTGTCGAGGAGTATGTAGAAGAACCAAAAGCAGAAGAAAAAGGAGATACTGCTGGGACAACTACCGATACGAAAATACCTGAAAAAGCAAACGACGGTGGTGGTAGTGTAGCCAATCAGAAAGCAAACGAGCAACCGGCACCATCTGGAAGTATGGCTCCTATTTCAAATAAGAAAACTGAAAAAACATCAGGAAATCAAACACTTCCAAATACCGGTCAAGAAGCCCTAGGCTCCCTTCTTATTAGCTTGAGTGGCTTAGTTTCACTCGGAATGGCTGTCTCAATGAGACGTAAGGAAGGGGAATAGGAAACAAGCATAAAAACGACAAACTTTCGAAGTACATTCTAGAATTACTTCTTTTAGAGACTATTATGAGAAAAATACATAAAAACAATTGTGTTTCATCTTAGAGTAGGTTCTGCTTTTTGTAAAAATTTGAAAAAACTTATATAACCTTGCTCTTGCAATCTGCTCTCTTCTGGGGTACAATAGAGAAGCAGACTTCCCTTAGTTAAATGGATATAACAAATTCCTCCTAAGAATTAGTTGCAGGTTCGATTCCTGCAGGGGAGATGGAGACACAACGAAAACCCTTGAAACACAAGGGTTTTTAACTTTCTTGCCCCAAACTCGCCCCAAATTTTTCCATTAAACTTCTGACTTTGTCGAATGATTCTTCTTGTTTAGCCTTAAATAAGTGCGAATATGTTTTCAACGTTTCAGTTGCATCCTTGTGCCCTACTAACTTGGCAATGGTCACAACGTCCACGTCGTGATAGATCAACCAACTAACGTAGGTATGACGTAAGCCGTGTACATTAAATGTTTGACGTGTTTTTTTCTTTAAAATTTTATTTTCGCCAGTTCCAGTCAATTTGGTAAATAATCTTTTATCTGGATTGTCTATATATCCAACTTTCATGTACTCGTCGTATGCTTTCAACCACTCGCTATCAAACGGTACATCTCGTTCTGATTGCGGATTCTTAGTAGGTCCCCAACCTTTCTGCTTTCCATAAACCTTGTAAGTCCTGCGGATTCGTAAACACATATTTTCGCGGTCAATGATTGGTTCTGTAATGCCTGCTGCTTCCGAGAAACGAAGTCCAGTTTTTCCGATAGTGTACAGGAAGAAGTGGGACTGGTACTTGATTGTCTTTCGATAATCTGTGATTAATTGTTCATATTCATCTAGTTCTAAATACTTGTCTTCTTCTCTTTTGGACTCGACATCAGAGAAAATCTTGACAATTTCGGTAAAATCTTTTTTTAAAATCCCTTGATGGATAGCAACTTTAATTGATGCCCTTATATGCGAATTGAACCTTTTGACACTATCTTTCACATAACATTTTGCTAATTCGTTTATAATGTTTTGATATGAAGTAGCGTTTATTTTTGAAAGTTTCGTTTCATGGAAATATCTAGTAATTAGCTTAAGGGTGTATTCATACTTTCCAAACGTTTCTGGTCCGACGTGTGGCTTCTTATGGACCTCCATCCATTTTTCAAAGTATTCCGCAAGGGTGATGTTCTTGTCTTCCACAATGCCACTAGACAGCTCTATTTCAGCTTGGGATGCAGCCTGAACAGCTTCAGACTTAGTCCTAAACCCAGACTTGGATTTCTGCTTGTATGAGCCGTCTGGGGCTTTATATGAGATACGATATTCCCAACCGTTATCTCTTTTTCTAAAATATGCCATTGATTTACCCTTTCTATTTTGATAAAATGGGTATAGTAAAGAGACCTACTGCAGAGCAGGTTTTTTACTGTACATGATACCCTGCACTTTCGCTTTAGTCGGTTGGAAGTGTGGGGGTTTTTGTTTGTTTTTTTGAGGGAGAATTCATAGAAAAAACCTCTGCTCGATGAACAGAGGTTTCAAATTGTCCTCAAGGGACGAGATCATTTATTTTGTCGTCTAGCGACCTTATGATTCAATTGTAACCTTTGTTCTTATTTTTGTCAACAGATATTATAAAATATTTTTGAGTGCATCGTCGATTATGTCGAGAGTTTCGGCAGACAAGGTTATATCTGTCAGCAAAGATTTCTTGTTAATTGGGTCCAACAGTCTTAATTTGCTGATTGTTGTTACTTGGTTCAAAAGAGCAATACTTCCCATTTTTAAATTTTTGATTTTGTTAATCAATTTTTCAAGATATTCTGATTGTGCAGTCATATCTCTGACGATTTTATCTATTTTCAAATATTTTGTCCAAGACTCAACCCATTGACTGATTTTGTCTGCTCGAGCATCATCCGGATCACCATTCTTAGTCAAATGATGAAGATACTCCTCTAATTCTGTAATCGTTTGTGCGACATAAAGCGCAATTTCGTCATTTGTTCTGCCGCTAGCCATCTGTTTCTCCTTTCAATTAACTAAATTAAAATATTCTTCCTTAACCATAGTTTCATTGACTGTGGTTTTTACCTCTCCCTATACACATCCACAACCTCTCCAATCGTTCGGAAGTCGGTGTCTGCTGTGATTGGGATGTTGTCATAGTCTGGGTTAAGGCTGTGAAGATAGGCGCCTTGGTCTGTGATGCGGAGTTGTTTGATATAGGCTTCTCCATTGTAGGCAAATACTCCGATGTCGCCGTCAGATAGATCCACAGATAGTTTGACAAATACATAATCGCCTGAGTGGTATTCTGGTTCCATGGAGTCTCCGTAAATAGGGACAACGAAGTCAGCGTCCACTTCTATAGGTAATTCGATAGTTTCGACTTTTACGTCATTCAGATATTGACCTGTGCCAGCGGAAGCGGGTTGGTCGTAGTAGTTGTAGGTGTAGTAGGTTGCTTGCAGTTCGTTTACTGTATTCTTACTGTCTGTTACTGTATTTTGTTTATCTAGAAGCTCATTTCCGTACCGTATCCAGCTTTTGTGATTGTTTGAATATAAATCCCTATCCAATCTCAAAACGTCGTCAGAAACGGTTTTAGGGATGGTAGAAGGGATTGTGGATTTAAACCGTGGGTCTATATCTGATTTCTTCAATCCAAAATAATCTGCGATTTTTTGGACGTTACCAGGTCTTGGTAAAGCTGTTCCTTTTACATATTCATTAAAACTACTTCTTGGGATTTCTAACCTGTCCGCTAGATGAGATTGTTTTAAGTCGTTTTCAGCAAGTAACCTTTGAAGCATACCTGAAACATGTTGCATTGCTTCTAGGTCATGCGGGGTTGCTTTTCCTCGCCCTCTGGCCATTTTTAATACCTCCGATTACTTTTCTATCTATAATAATACCGTTTTAAATCGTTTTTGTAAAATGAAAATACAAAAAAAATTCGTTTTTTTTCGTTTTTATACTTGACATCCGTTTTAAAACGGATTATAATATAATCAAGGTCAGGGAAATGACCGAAGAAAAAAAGCCCATAAGGGCGGAAAGGAGTGTTAGATGGCAGAATCTATAGAACAACTTGCTGAAGAGTTAGCAGGGTTGATAATATGGGCGGTCATTCTATTGGCTGTACATATTTTTCTACAGGGTTGGTTTTGGTTTGTACTGAAGTCTATTATGTTTGTTATGCTTATCACGGGTAGTTTGGAGTGGCTTGACGATTTTTGTTCATTTAGAACTCATGAGAAACTTAAGAAAAGAGATAAGTAAGTCTTTCAACGGGGGCAAGAATAGCCCGATAATCCAAATAAGAAGCTGAAATAACCTACTGGAAGTTTTAGCATCGTCTATTCCAATATATCTCAAGAGTTGAAGTGGCAACGAAATAATATAGAGCGTCATCGCTTTTACAGATTTTATCTTAAAATATTCTGCTTCGTAATATGATTCCAAATTATCTAGTAGAGCAATCTGAGGAGCTAGTATATGCCTGTTCAGACTTGGAAAGCTTCCAACTACATCTACTTGGTTTGTTGAAATGACGTATCCGTTGTGTTGGACGATGTTCTGAGGGTGAACCTCTTTGCCGTAGCGTTTTTTGTATAATTCGGCAAAAATCGCATTGCTCGGTTTTTGAGATTTTGCATCAGACTTTATCCATTCGTCGAATTGTTCGTTTAGGAGTTTTGCTTGTTTGTAATCCGATTTCTTAGTATCGTATTCTATCCAAGCGAATAGCGAAATAACAGCAAGTAAGATTATGTAGTATAACATATTTTGTCTCCAATCGTTTTTATTATATTATACCAAATTTAGAAAGGGGGTAAAGCAGGGTGGAAATAAAAGTTTGTGGCATCACCTATTCGGTAATTGTACAGGAGCATTTCAAAGCATATGACGATGAACGGAATCTGTGGGGATACTGCGATTACGAGCAACAAATAATCTATGTTCGAGAAAGTCTTTCAGAGGAAAGAAAAAGGCAAGTGCTAATCCACGAATTAACACATGCCATGTTGCAAGAAGCTGGATACAAAGAACAGGATGAAGATTTAGTAACGCGATTTTCTATAATCTTACATCAAGTTTTAATTGATAATCCGAAGCTATTTAATGTTTAGCTTCCTTATGATTGGCTAAGGTCTTACCTGCTTTGGATTTTGCAGAAGCAGACTTGCTAGTCGCCAATGTTTTGCCAGCTTTGCTAACAGGCTTGGACGGTCTACAAGTTTTTGCCATATTCTTCTCCTTTCTATCGAGATTTCATGAATAAAAGATGTTGGGTTATTCATGAGAATATTATAGCAAAATATTGTTGAAAAGTCAATATGTAGTTGTGGATAACTTTTTGGATACTATATATGGTATTGCGAGGACATTATGTGGGAAAAAATTGAAAAACTGCTAAAAGAAAAAAATATGACTAAAAATAAGCTTGCTACGCTTGCAGGCATCAATAAAAATAGCCTAATTGATCTAAAAATGGGTAGAAAGAAATCCTTGAAGTTTGAGGATGTTGTTAAAATCGCTGACGCTTTGGATGTCAGCCTGGATGAATTTAGAAAGGGGTAATCATGCCACCAGAGTTGATACAAAAATTGCTAGAAGGGTCGGAGTTCTTGTCAAAGAACTGCCTGCATAGCCAAATTATCATAACGGTTGAAGGCGTCACTTTTACGGAAACAAAAGAGTTCCGCCCTGTGAGCGAAACTCTATCAGAAAAGCTACACTACGGTTTTCCTACTAAAAAATGTGATTAGCAAGGAAATCCCAGTTTTCTTTATGAGACCATCCGTAGTAACTATCTGCCAATTCTGCTATGAAAATATCGTCATTCTTATCAATAGACTTTGCGAGAATTTCATATATTTGGCTTGGTTCCTTAGATGTTTTAACAATCCATACAGATTTTTGAAGTTTACAATATGCACCTAACGACTCAATGGCTGCATATAAATCTTCATACCTTTGATTTGGAATGTTTAAATCATAACAAATAATATATGGTTTCATATAGTTAACCTCCTTTCCGTGTTGATAAGACAATTATATCACGGTAAGGAAGCAATAAGAAAGATAGAAAGGGGTGAGGGGTATTGAAATGGTCTTTGAAAGCATTGCGTGTCAATGCAGGTCTTACTGCGAAAGAGGTAGCTGATATGGTCGGCATCCACCAGCAAACGCTTTTGAAATACGAAAGAGATAGCATGGACATTAGGGTTGATTTACTTGCGCAACTGGCTGAACTGTACCGTGTTAATCAAGATGATATTTTTTTAGGCAAACAATCCGTTTTAAAACGGAACTTTAAACAAAACCAACCAAACTAGAAAGGAGGAGGGGATACAGAATGACTTGGATAGGAATTACTTGCATACTTTTGATTTTACTGACTTACATAGAGATGCTAATTTTTGCAATATCGTTAATGATATTCGATGAAGGTGCTCCAGTAGTGTTATTTGTATTAAATGTAATTGCGCTTTTTCTTCTGCCTGTATGGTGGCCAGCCGTTGCGCAGCTATATTGATACACTTGTTGAAGGAAGAATAAATAGGACTGACAATTATTGTTTTGTTGTAGAGTTGTGAAAATTTTTCGATTGTTTTGTTTAACTCTTTAAAATAATCAGGATGCATAAATGTCTTCTTTTCTCTAGGGTCTTCAATACCTAATGCTTTTTTGACATTTATCCGAAACACATCGAACTCAGAGCGTTCTGATTCAGATAAAAATATTAAGCATTTTAGCGAAGCGGATTCGAACTCTTGAATTTCTTTATCTGACAATTTTTGAGAAGAATCCAATTTGGCAATGATAGTACCGCTTTTTTCGATGTAATCTTGGAATATATAGTATTCTCTGTTATAGCGTTTACTGTAACTTTCTTTATATATGTCTAACATTTTAGATTTTAATTCTGTACGTCTCTGGACAAAGGCTACAATCATTGGTGAAATCAAGGAAACACCTAAGATGACAATGGTAACAAAAGCGATTAAATCAGAAGTTTCCCATTTTGAAAAGTCAGGCATATTTATTCTCCAATCATATTTTTACAAGTATTATACCAAAAAATTAGGTAACAAACTTACCAGCTCTGCTATTTACAGAAAGGAGAAAACCATGAGACCAAAACGGTATCCGTATATGCAAAAAGGACCTACCGAGTTAACGATAGATCCTAAAAAGATTATTACAAATCTGACGAACGCTAATGACATAGCTAGTCAGCCTTTAGCACACCGAGTTCAAGCAGTGTATTTGTAATGGCGATAACGGTATTTTTTGAAGTTGATTTTGAAGCATACTCAATAATATTCACAATGTGCTGAGCTTGTTCTTGTGTGATTTGTGTATTCATTTGGTTTAGTTCGGATATAACATATTCCACAAGTTCATTGTTCACATTGAAGTTTTTATCGATTTGCTCGTTAACAACCTCAATAAATTGCTTAGTGTCCATACAACTTATCCTCCTTTCCGTGTTTATTATATCACGAGGAGGTCCGACTAAACTAGAAAGGAGAACGGCATGAGCAAACTCAAAGGCTACCGGGTCATGTTAGGGCTAACCCAGCAAGCTATGGCGGACAAGCTAGATATTTCTTTGCAGTCATACAACAACAAAGAAACAGGCAAAACACCATTCAATGACAAGGAAAAGAAAGCAATCAAGACCATTGTCGCAGAGGTTAAGCCAGACATCACCATTGATGAACTATTTTACAGCTAGAGGAATAACATTGGACGAGGTATGCAAAAAACCACTGCGGGAACAGTGGCTTACTAAAATATTCACTTAAATTATAACACACGAAAGCGAGGTTTGACAAGATGGATGACATTGCTGAAAGCCTCATATCACGATTTATCAGTCAGCTAAAAGTTAGGCTGGTGGAAGTATTTGAGGTGTTTAACTTAGAACTAGCAATGCCTTTGCTACTCAACAGTAAGCAATGCAAGAAGTTGCTAGGAATCATGAATGAATCGGAATTCCAGAGGGTATCACACCTAAAGGATTTTCCAAGAATTGAAAAGAAAGGTTCGCACCCACGATTTCCACGGGATGCCGTGGTTGAGTGGATGCGTGTGAATTGGAAGTTGATATGACTGAAGCGATATTTACATTATCAATTTTCGCTGTGCCGATTTTGACGGCGGCAGTAGTGGAGCAACGGAAGGCTGAGAAAAAGCGGATGTGTGAAGAATTTGAAGAAATTCGGCGCAGAGATTACCTGTACGACTTTAAAGCAGGCATGGGGTATCAGAGCACCTGTGATATTGAAAAAGCTCGTAACGGACTAAAGAGAGACGCTCAACAAGTGGATAAGGAGTGGAAAAGATATGCAGAAATGGTTGGCTAATTTTTTCAAACAAGAAAAACCTGCTATTCCTCGTCCTCCCTATTCACTAGAGCAGGAAAACCAAATATTGCATGACATGGTCCGTGAAATCGCTGAACAACGGAACGAATACCGTATTGAAAATCAGCGGTTGAGGGATGAGAATGCTATGTTGAAACGTGAGTTGGAGAGCGCAACATGACGAAAGAATCGAAAATAGAACTCTTGCTGAAATCATTTGAGAACTATCGGAAGACAAGAGATATAGAGCATTTGAACGACGTAGAAAGGATTTTGGAATATGACAGAATTGACGACGATTGAAGCGAATGTGCTGAATATTATCTTGCCGTATCGCTTTGATAAACCTATCAAATTTGAAAAAGTGCAGGAGCGGACAAAGCTAGGCAGACGTACCTTGCAAAATGTGCTAGAAGCCCTCAAAAAGAAAGGGCATCCAGTAGGTAGCCATAAGACAGCTCCATTCGGTCTGTATATGGCTAAGACTAGAGAAGAATTAGAAATCGGCATGCGTGCCAATGTGAAACAGGCGGAAACAACGCTTGAAATTGCACGGGTACAGCGTGGGATAGATTTAGAAGAGTATTGGAAAAATGTTAGTTAATCCGCAATCGTGTTAGATTGCAGTGTCCTTTGACAATTGAATATGGGTGCGTTGGGAAAAACGACGAAAGGAGATGTGATGGAAGAATTGGATGACATTATCAAAAAACTCCAGATTGCTAGGAACAATCCAGAGTTGAACGCTGATGATTTGACAGAACTTGCGGCTATGCTTATTTCTCTGTCAAATCAATTACAAAAGAGTTAGGTTTGATACCGCTCTTAATTGCTTCAATGGTCGCTTTGGCACTTGCTTTAAAGTGATAGAGTTCGCTTGTTGCCACTGTCTCGTTATTGTCTGATTTAATCAAGAAATAATACTGACCATTCGAAGCTTTACGTATTGAGAAATACATATTTTACCTCCTTTCGTGATTATTATAGCAAACATTTTCCAAAAAAAATAAAAAATGTGACACAAAACTATTGACATATGTGACACAATAGTGTATAATTAGTATGTAAGGTTGAGATAACCTAACAAATCTAGTAGAAAGGGCATACCAAGAATGGCTAAACGCAAAAGAAAAAAGCGATTTGAACTAAAAGAAATCACGGTGACACTCGATTTCGTAATAGTAAAAATCACTTTCAAACTCTTTTAGAGATAGCGGAGCGAAAGCTCCCTATCCGTTTAGTTATATTCTAGCAGAAGCAAGGATAAAATGCAATGGATAACAAAGTACTTTATCATAAAAAGTTCAAGCACGCTGAGTTAATTGTTAAAAAAAATACTCGCAAAGAGATGATCGTATCTGGCATCGCTTGGACGATCCTCTTAGGTTTCGCTATTTGGTATTTTACTAAGTAACGGATGTCAGCAAAAATGGGGCGACCCCTAAAAGCGTCTGAGCCTCGTGTAAAAAGCATGGGCTACCGCATGACCCAGACTGAATTTGAGATGCTGGAATACTGTGCAAAAGCAACAGGAAAAAGCAAAGCAGAAATTCTGTCTGAGGGTATTAAATTAGTATATCAGAAGCTAAAAGGGTAAAAAAAAGACCCAGCGTGTGAACAATCGCCAAACCGTTCACGCTGAGTCGAACAACGCACCCATATTCATACGAAAATAGGCACGTTTTGATTATATCATAGCGTACCTGTTTTCAGCAACCCTAAAAACAACAGGTACGCTTTTTGTGTACCTTGAAATCGAAAGGACACATCATGGAAGAACTAACATTAACAATCGAGCAAACATTAACATTGATTGCTATTTTGACACCTCTGAACCTCTTTCTATGGTTTTGCGTTGGTTTAGGCGCTTTTCAAGCCCATAGCAAGCCGAAAAAAGTTTCCGAGGGTAAACACACCAGACCCCTGACTAATGCGAATTATGGGGCTTATATTCAGTCACAAGGTAGATATTACAACTAGGAGGCAATCAGATGGCAAAAACATACACATTAACCGAAGAAGAATTAGAAGCGCTTATCAAGGCACGCATGGAACACAAGCCAATCACACCACAAGGATTGTTTAATCCTGTAGCTTTTGAGGGGAATGAGTTGCTGGAAATCAACCAGAAATATCCTGAAGTTGTAGCGAGATTGAGCCAGAATTGGCGAGTGAAGTCCGTCAACCCTGTTGGATTCATCTATACCAACAAGCCACGACATAACGAAGTGATAGATGAAACCAACTACCACACGTTAACATTTGGACAGATTCACAATTCTGTTCGCTCTCTGGTCTTGAATGTTTTCGGTAAATCCAATAACAGAGACTTGACCGAAGAGGAATACGAAATGGCGCAGGAGCTATATACAGAGCTGAAAGAGTGGTATATCCGTGCTTATGATAAGCGATTGGAAGTATTGGAAAGTTGAGGATAGAAATTGCACATAGACGAAGTTAGAAATAATCAGTTCTATCAGTTTCCGCAGTGGTTGCTGGAAGAACCGTATAACGTATTGAGTGACAGAGCGAAAATAATGTACATGCTCTTGTGGGACAGACGAAAGCTGTCTATCAAAAATGAATGGTATGACGAGAACGGAAGAGTTTACGTTCAATACACCAACAAAAATTTGATGGAGAAACTTAGTTGTTCAGAACCAGCTATTATAAAAACAAAAAAAGAATTATCGGAGCTAGGTCTACTAAATGAGATTAGGAAAGGTAAGAATCAAGCGAACTTCTTATACATCTCTGGAACTAAAGATTTTTTAGCTCACGACCTTAAAAGTTTTAAGTCTGGAACTAAAGATTTTTTAGCTCACGACCTTAAAAGTTTTAAGCCGAGTCATACTAATATTAATCAGACTAATATAAACAATATAAATAATAATACTAGCGAGCAAAATCCTCTGAAAAAAATTGTCTACACCATCAAGCAAAATTGGGGAAAAGACTTAACGCCGATTGAACTCGAAACTGTGACAAAGATGTTAGGCGATTACCCATTTGAGATTATTGATTTTGCTATCTCAGAAGCAACATTGCGAAACAAGAAAACAATTCGCTGGGTGGAGAGGTGCTGTCTAGACTGGTATGTCTATAACAATTTGGAAACCGTCACAGCGATACAGGATTACTTATTTGCTAAGAAGAGTTGGACAAGGAAAGAGACTGATGCACCAGACCCAAATTACCCTGCACCATACTAGGAGGTAGAAATGAAAGAACAAGAAATTATTAAGACACTAAAAAAATCCGTTTCAGCTGTTGAATCATTGTTTGGAAAGAATGTTGATAAAGCTTTAACGGACTATGGCTGGGGTGTTTACACCACTTCAAAGAGATTAGTCGATAACTTAGACGTCGCTATCAACGAACAAAGTATCGACGACACCACGAGCAGATGAAATGTCATCTTGATTGATATAAACAATTGACTCGTTTACGTATTGATTGTGGTACTCCGAAAGCTCGCTTGCGATGTAGAAATCAGAAGTTTCAGTCTGACTCTTAACCAAGTATCCAGAACCAGTTTTCATTTCAACTTCGACTGTTTTGTACATCTCGAGTAATTTAGGAATCACTTTCATTCAATCCCCTCCTTCCTTTGTGGATTGACTGAATTATACCAAAAACTGAAAGGATTTTGAATGAAAATCGAAGAAGTCCATGATGTGATAGATGAGATGTGCTTGAAACACCAGGTCTATCTATGGCGAACAAAGAACAAGGTCATGGTCAAGAATGAAACAGTACCACGGTATATCACTTGTTGCCCTGAATGCACCAGGGAGAAGATGAACGAGCAACAGATTAGAGAGGTAGGGCAAGCCTTGGAAGCCGAGACATGGGCTAGTTCGTACGACATATTCACTAAGAAGAGCATGATACCAAAAGAGTTGAAAGACGCATCTTACAAGACCTACACAATTACAAATCGAATCGAGGAAGAAGCGAAACAGTTTGCTCTGAGGTTGAATGAATTTTACTTTAAGCACCATGGCAAAGGGAACGCTATTATCCAAGGTAAGCCCGGTATCGGCAAGAGCCATCTGTCTATCAGTATCGCTAGGAAGCTAAATATAGATTGGCGGTCAATCTCTGAACCGAAGAGCGTGTTGTTCATCTCCGTGCCAAAAATGTTTCAACGAATCCAAGAGGGGTTTGGCTACAAAGACGGGACTAGTGCCCAGCAGATGATTGACATGCTCACAAAAGCCGACTATCTCTTCCTGGACGATCTTGGTAAGGAATCGACATTTGGCAGACAAGCCAAAGAGGCTAACGATTGGAAACAAAATATCCTATATCATATTTTGGATGAACGAGACACAACAATCATCAACACAAACCTGACGGGAGAACAAATGCAGAAGGTTTACGACCGTTCGCTTGTTAGTCGGATTATGAAAGGTGCCATGAGCAATATCTTTAAATATCCAGATGCTGCACAGAGCAGAAGAGAACTGCCGTTTTAGGAGGAAGAATGCAAGAGAAATTAAAAATGATTGCTGACCACGAAGAAAAATACGGTCAGATTGGCGACGAAGTCAGAGGTCTGTTACTTCAGCAAAAACACCATATCATCCAAAAGAAGTTAGATGAGTGGGCTGGCTGGCACGAAATAGGAGGGAAGGTAGTGTTTGATGTTTGATTATGATACTTGGTTAAGCACACCGCCAGAGCCACCTATTGATATTTGGTCTGCAAACGAAGACGAAGATAGGGCATACGACGAATGGAAAGACAACGTAGCTATGGGCTATGAGTATTAGAAACGAAAGAGGAAAGAACATGAAACAAACAAACACATTTATCGTATTGCGAAACAAAAAAGGTGATTATTTGGCTAGTTACGAAAACAACGAACATGCTCTAGCATATTCGGCAGGTTGGTCTAGCGATGTTGAATACGCTTTGAAAGTTGATGAAGAACGTTATCACGGCAAGGGCCATGAACGGTACTTGGCGATGGCAATGATGTTCGACGCTGAGCCAATCAAGGTGCAGGCAGAATATACCTTGACCACCTTGGACGGACAAGAACTAGCAGAACCAGTCAAAGATACTGAGGATGTCAAAGACTCATTCAAGAAGTTGCTTGATATTTTGGCTAAGGACTAGTTTGATTAAAACTCGAGGAGGTACGGTATGGACGGTACTTACCCATGGTTTGATTATGACCGTGACTTCTTGCAACCTGAGGAACCAAGACAGGTACATGATCCTGATGAATGGGTGTTCAGAGGCGGTCACTGGATTTATGTAGGAGATAACTAGTTTATGAGCTATTATCGTGAACAATATGAATTGAATAGGGAAATGGCCAGAGAACGGCTAGAAACCTGTGAAGTTTTGGGGGAGATTATCAACGAACAACAGGACTTGATACTTGCCCTGCAACGAGAAAACAGACGCCTAGAGCGTGAGAAATTCAACTTAAGAAAGACAAAAGGGAGAAAACATTGAAGAAGCGACTACATTTAAAAAAGTTTAAGCAGCGGCTGCAAGATAACATGCTTGTTAAAGTTTGGGATGGCAGTCACAAAGACAAAAGACGAATCATGAAGATGAGTCATCTTCAAATGATTAAAGAATTAGAAGCAAAATGGCGAAGCCAAATGGGTTATTAAGAAAAACAAGGAGAAGAAAATGACTACAACAGAATTAACGCAGAAGCAAGTCACATCGAACGTGGCTAACCGAATTGAAGCGATGAAAGGCGAAGGGTTATTAATTGCACCTAACTACAGTGTTAGTAACGCCCTTAGTTCTGCCTATTATGCTTTGAAAAACTCAGCGAGTGGCAATCTACTCCAACAATGTAGCCAAGATAGTGTTTACAACGCTTTGTTGGATATGGTGACGCAAGGTCTAAGCCCTGCAAAAAAACAATGTTATTTTATCAAGTACGGATCAGAAGTACAACTTAGAATGTCCTACTTTGGCACAATGAAAACCGTTAAGCAATTGCAAGATGTTAAGGATATTATTGCTGAGGTTATTTATGAAGGTGATGAAGTTGAAATCAAAAATGAAAATGGACGCAAGGTGTTGGTAAACCACAAGACCGAATGGCAAAATGCTGACAATCCTATTGCTGGAGCTTATTGCATCATCGAACGTGTGGACGGGGAGAAATTTTTGACCATCATGACCAAGAAGCAGATTGATAAATCATGGTCAAAAGCCAAGACAAAAAATGTCCAAATTGATTTCCCTGACCAGATGGCTATGCGGACAGTTATCAATCGAGCAGCTAAATTCTTTGTAAATACTAGCGATGATAGCGATTTATTTGCCGGGGCAATAAACAATACAATTGCTGAAGAATATGACAACGACCGTCAAATCAAAGAAGCAGAGCCAGTTCAATCAGCTGGACAGGATATCCTGGATAAGATGACCGGAAAGACTGTCGCTGAAGAACCTGCAGAAGATGCAACTATTTCCGAAGCGGAAACTGTTGAAGAAGCAGGAGTGGATATTTCCAAAATGGAAACAACCGAGCAGGTCATTGATGCTGAAACAGGCGAAATCTTAGATGAGGAGGAACCGTTCTAATGTCTGAAGAACTATCTCTATTTGACAATCTGGAAAGTATGGCGCCAGTTCCGACTGCGACAGTATTAGATTTTGACTTCGAATTCACACCAGCCCAAATCACTATCGTGGGCAAGGATTTGTTGGAGCAGGCACTTACTGGATACGTTGAAAAATACAAGAACTACACTGTCACGGCAGAAACGTTTGAAGACGATGCCAAGGTCCGAGCTGAGTTAAACAAACTGCAGAAGAAGGTCAAGTCAGCTGTTAAAGAAAAATTGGCAGATTACAACAAGCCTATCGACGAAGTCAAGGCTTGGGTGGACGGCTTGTTGGAACCTATTGTCAAAATAGGCAAGTCGATTGACGAAGGTGTGAAGGCGTTTGAAGAGCAGGAACGACTTAAACGCGCCAAAACCATTGAGGAACTATTCCGGAAAGCTATTACAACCACAGGAAAAGACATTGACATCCGTTTGTTCAGCAAGTATTTTGATGAGTTTTCTAAGAAAACATGCTTCATGGCTGACAATGTTCGTCCCAATAAAGCCACAGTCAATATGGTTGCCAGCTTGGTAGAGGAAGAAGTGGCCAAGAAGGAAGAATATGAGTCGGCTTTAATAAAAATAACAGAGGCAGCAGCCAAAGCAGACTTTGGTCCAGCTCCTTACGTACGTAATTTTGAACAAGGAGCAAGCCTGGCTGACATCTTGCAGGCAATTGCTGATGATAAAGCCTTGGCAGATAAGACCCGTGAGGAGGTTAAGCGCAAGCAACAACTGACTAAACGAATTGAAGAAATGACTGCTATTGCAGAAAGCAAGGGACTAGATCCGAAAAAGTATGCTGATATGCTCGAATCAGGGGTATCTGCACTAGCCGTCCACGAAGAACTTGTCAATGACGCAAGAAAATGGCAAGAAGAGCAGGACCGAATGGAGCAGGAATTCCTAGCTCAACACGGAGCTGTTTGCGAAAATGCTCAAAGTAGCCCAAATTCTGACGAAATTCAACAAGAAAATGTGTCCGAGGGTAAATATACCTACGAACAGAAAAATGCGTCAGAGGACAAAATAAAGCTGAATAAGAAGGTGGTCAAATGGCAAGGTGATTTCAGAATTACTTTCCCAGACGGAGAGACCGCTAAGTTATTCGGTGGTAAGGGTGGTTTGTATGAACGGCATGGGATAGTTGTTGAGAAATTAGGAGAATGGGTAAAAATCAATGACTAAACTAACTGAAGAAAATTACTACAAAGACCGTCAATGGTTGTCTAATTCTCGCTTTAAGGCTTATATGGACTGCGAAGCGAAAGCTAAAGCCATTGATGATAAGGAGTGGACGGATAATCGTGACGACACGGCTTTGCTTGTTGGAAATTACGTCCATACCTACTTTGAATCCGAAGAAGCTCACGCCAATTTTATTGACACCAACAAAACTAGGATGATTTCGAGCCGTGGAGCGACTAAGAGCGAACTGAAGAAAGAGTTCCAAGTTGCTCAGAACATGATAGACGCTCTGAAAGATGATGAGAAATTCTTGGGACTTTACCATGGTGCTCCAGGCGATGATGTTCGCAAGGAGATGGTTTTAGAAGGCGAAATCTTCGGTATCAAGGTCAAGGGTAAGGTGGATAGTATCAACTTGACTGAAGGGTATTTTGTAGACCTGAAAACTATGAAGACTATCCGTGGTCTTGAATGGTCCGATGCGGAACGAAAGAAAATCCATGGAGCTGCCGCTAACATTTTAGGTTTTCGCTACGATGTCCAGCTGGGGCTGTATCAGGAATTGTTGCGACAAATGGGCTATCCAAATTTCGTTCCGTTCGTTGTAGCTGTCAGCAAGGAAGACGTGCCTGACAAAGCAGTAATCACTATTCCTCAGTATTTCTTAGATGAGGGATTGCAATTCTTCGAAAATAACGTTGAGCGTGTTGCGGGTATTATTGCAGGCGAAATCAAGCCGGAAGGTTGCGGAAATTGTGACTATTGTCGAAGTAAGCGAACCTTGGATCGTGTTATCAATTTAGATGATTTGATTGCGGGGATATTTTAAAAAAATGTATTTTAACAAGCTGGGTATCCTTGTAAAACTGCAACCTAGAAAGCGTGTCAATTGTAAACAATCAGTTGACAGTTGGACGATAGCGGCTGCCCGTATTTAGCCAAACTCACACAAAGGCAGTCGCTAGATTTTTGAGAATATGGTAGCTCACGAAAAAGAGTACGCTCTCTACAAAGGCGACAAGTTACTAGCAATTGGCACCGCGAAAGAATTAGCTGAACAATTCGGTGTGAAGGTGTCGACGATACACTTTTACAAGTCGCCAGCGTATATAATTTTGAAAAGGTGGAGCAGATGACGATATATGATTTTTTGGAGGAAGTTGATGAAAGGCATTAAAGTAATTGATATTGGTTGCGAGCCAAAAGAAACTCAATTCGGAACATGCGAACTTTGTTTTAGTTATGGTATCGCTGACAATCCATACATGGTTTTAGAGTTTCCAGATGGAACTCAAGTCACACACGATACTTACTATTGGGATTGGGGTGATTACTGGGAATACAGTGTAGATAATGTCGTTGATTTCTCTGCTTGGTTAAGCAAGCAGGACTTATCCGATGAGGAAGTTGAAGCACTCAAAGGAGCTGGTACATATGTCCTGATTGGACTTATAAAAGAGTATAACTACCAACAGGAGGAAACAGATGAATAAGCATGAAGTAATTAAAGAATTAATGAGCAAATCTCGAGAAATAATTTTCGGAGATGATGAAAATGTGTATTTGAGCCGTAAACGAACTATTGAGCTGGTCTCTCAAATCCACGAACCGCAGAATGTTGTGGTGCCGAAGTTTGTGGCAGAGTGGTTAAAAGAATATCGACACGCACACACCTTGTTAAAAGTTTTGAACGCAGCAGAAAATGAGCGAATAATCCCATCTACAGTGAATGATTGGATATTAGATAACCAACGTGACTTTGTCGTTGCTTGGTACGACGGCTACGAGATTGAAAAGGAGCAGTTGTATACTGTCGAGATACCGAATCCGAATAGTGGTAGTCTTACTGTTTTGGAGAAATTTGATGACGGAACGGTTTTCATTAGCCAAATGGATGTCTTTCCTGTCGATTGGAGAAACCATACCGAGTACCATCTCACCGAATCCGAAATTAAGCAGGATTTTGAGTGGGCTTGGCAGTTTGCGAAAGAGGTGGGCGATGATTAAAGTATACGTTTGTCATTATTGTAGAGATTTTGTCGAAATTAGCCATATCTACGGCTCCTGCAAAAAATGCGACAACGCTGTTACAACTGATTTTTTACTCTCGGACGAAATTGCCGCTGGATACAAAAATTATTGTTTGGCAAAAGCTGATTTTTGGCAAAGTATGGCTGCGGAGGTGGAGTGATGAAACAATTATTGAGGTCTGTCGGATTTATACTGATATTTTATTCGGTTGCCCCTAACATCATCAACGAGATGACGCTTGCTCAGAAGATAATGTTTGGATTAGGCGCTAGTTGGCTATTTTACGAAGGAGGTAGGAAATGATACCGAGATATAGAGCTTGGTTTGGTTCAGAAATGTATGACAAGCCAGTAGTTTATGATGGAGAATTCTATCTTGATTGGCGTGACTTCGAAAACGGCAAAACGTGCAATCCTCATGCAATCCTCATGCAATCCACAGGGCTGTTTGATGTCAACGGCAAGGAGGTATACATCGGTGACATTGTAAAGTGCACCGTGGGTTGTTCTCACGAAGTAATTTTCCTTAAAGAGTATGGCGGACGTTATATCGGCGGAATGCCTGCTATATACTTATCTGATATTAGAGATGGTTATGAGTGGACTGAAGATGAGGAAGTCATCGGTAACATCTATGAAAATCCGGAATTGGTGGAGGTGGTAACTAATGACTAATGAAAAACTAGGCGTGCTACTGGTCGATGTGCCAGATCTGATGTATTTTGACTATAATTACATAATGGGCGTAGAGGAAGATGGCGAAATTAAATTTACTGTCAATGAAACGGACATTTTAGAGGAAGTGGTAAAAGTGGCTTGGAAATGCACCCAAGAAGAAGCTAAAAAATACCCACAGTTTAGGTGGGTAGCGTTGGAGGGCTTGTTATGATAAGAGTAGTATCGTGTTATGACTGTGATTGGAGGAATGGGTATGAAGAGTGGGAGTTCACTCCCACAGCTTGCCCTGTTTGCGATGGCGATGTAGAGCTTGAGGAGTTTGAGGAGGCGGAGGATCTATGACAATCAGAATTTTAGATGCCTGTTGCGGCAGTCGGATGTTTTGGTTTGATAAAGCCGAGCCTCACACAACTTACATGGATAGGCGCGAAGAAGAATTTGAAATTCACAAAAAGAAAATAAATGTGAAGCCTGATATTGTAGCGGATTTCCGTGATATGCCTTTCGAAGATGAAACATTTAATTTGGTTGTATTTGACCCACCTCATCTTCTGCGGGCTGGACAAAAAATCTTTTATGCGCGCTCAATACGGCCAACTTGATTTGCTGACGTGGAGAATTGACTTACAGCAAGGTTTTGAAGAATGCTTTAGGGTACTAAAGACAGGTGGAACACTAATCTTTAAGTGGTCCGATGCACAAGTAAATGTCAAAGAAATCTTGGAATTAGTACCGCATCAGCCACTCTTTGGTCAACAACGTGGGACTACCCACTGGATGACCTTCATGAAATTTTAGGAGGACCTATGACCACAGCAGATAAAATCAAACACATCCTACAAAAGACAGGATGGACGAGAGACCAATTTGCGACCGAGATGGGTGTGACGACTCCATCTGTCTACAAATGGCTAGGCGGACGACCACCGCGACAACGCATGTTGGATAAAATAGACGAGCTGTACGAGCAAGTCAAGCCTTATGAGCATAGGGCGCTAGCTTCAAGAGGGAAAATTCGACTGGTGTACCCGTATTATAGCCATCAGCGACAGCCGTGGGAAAAATAAAAAAGCCAGCACGCTTGTACTGACTGTGATGTAAAAACTCTAAAACTATTATATCACAGAAGGAGTACAGCAGTGCGGTTATTTAAAGAAATAGATAAGTATTTTACGAAAAAGAACGCTTACGAAGTGCTAGAATTATACAGACGGTACGCTAGAATGGCTGGCGAGGAATACACACCAAAATTGACCGCCACGTACTCTTTTGAACCAAAATCAAGTGGATTTACTAACAAAACTACTGAAATCCAGGTCACGAATAGAGTTGCTGCGTGCGACGAGCTAGAAGAAATCACCAAAGCGATTAACAGAGTTATAGACCCGTACATTAGGCAGATACTGATTGAGAAGTATTGCAAGTGGCACATTAAGCAAGATAAAGCTATCTATACCGATTTAGGGTATTCCGAAAGCGAGTTTTATCGTATGCTCGAGCGTGGAGCGATTGAGTTCGCTGAGAATTACCGTGGTGGTGAGTTACTGGTTTTTCGTAAGTTTTTGGGAGACATTTGCTAGTAACTTGCAAGTGAATGAGCGTTTTTATGTAGTAAAATAGTATTATCGGATACCGAGAAGAGATATGTATTTACATTTTCAGTCATTATTAATTGACAGTCAATCTCCTTAAAAAATCGAACTCGGTATCTAAATTGGGAACATAGCTCAATTGGTAGAGTCGCAAGAGGGGAAGTCTTGCGAATAAGGTTTGATTCCTTTTGAAGCATGGTTGCTTAATATGCAGGTTCGAATCCTGTTGTTCCCGTTTAAGAGTAAGCGAATCCTACGGGGACCTTGACTCGGAGGTCTGGTCAATCGCATATCGGACCAAGACCTAATATGCATTAGTCACACAATCGTGTGGCTTTTTATTTTTGATTGGAGGTGATGATATTGGCGAAAACAAAGCGTGGTAGACCAACCAAGATGACGCAAGGAACAGTAAAGAAATTAGAGGAAGCATTTTTAAGAGGTTTAAGCGACGAAGAAGCTTGTCTTTATGCCGATATCAGTAAACCTACACTTTATGATTATTGCGATAAAAATCCTGATTTTTTTGACCGAAAAGAGCTACTTAAGCAACGTGTTAAAACACGAGCTAAACTTAATATATCGAAAGCGATTGAAGATGGGGATATAGACTTGTCAAAATGGTACTTAGAACGTCGTGACAACGATTTTAAAACAAAACAAGCAGTGACACATGATGGTGAAGTCAATATCAACCAAACCAACCCATTTGCCGACTTGACAACGGATGAGTTAAGGAAGTTGATTGATGATGGATAGAACAGCAATCAGGCAACAAGCGCGTTTTGAGTTAGCTCGTCGCGATTTCTTTTACTATTGTCATTTGATGGCAAGCGACTTTTACAAACCATCTCGAAAATACTTGGTTGAGCTTTGCAATGACTTGCAAGGCTTTTTAAGCGACGACGAGCATAATGTGTTGGTTATCAACGAACCACCCAGACACGGAAAATCAAGGACGGCAGGCATGTTCGTTCAGTGGTTGCTTGGAAATGACAACGATAAAAAGATAATGACTGGTTCGTACAACGAAACGTTATCAACTGTATTTTCGAAAAATGTCAGAAATGCTATTCAGGAAACGAAGGCAGATGAAGATGTTGTTGTGTTTAACGACATTTTTCCAGATACACATATAAAATATGGTGATGCAGCTATGAATTTGTGGAGTTTGGAAGGCGGCTATAATAACTACTTGGCTACAAGTCCAACAGGTACAGCGACTGGTTTCGGTGCTGACATTATTATCGTTGACGATCTTATCAAGAATGCAGAAGAGGCTAACAACGCAACCGTTTTAGAAAAACATTGGGAGTGGTTCACGAACACGATGCTTTCACGTCTTGAAGAGGGCGGAAAAATCATTATTATCATGACACGTTGGCATTCGCAAGATTTGGCAGGTAAGGCGCTGATTGAACTTCCTAAGTCTGATTACAAAGTCAAGCACATTAGCATGAAAGCTTACGACGAAGCGACGGATACGATGCTTTGTGACGAAGTATTGAGTAAACAAGCTTATCTTCAAAAGACTAAGACTATGGGAGCTGATATTGCGTCTGCGAACTACCAGCAAGAACCTATTGACATCAAGGGCAGGTTGTACAGTGGATTTAAAACCTATGTTGACAAGCCGACATTTAAGCGTATTAGTGCTTACACTGATACGGCAGATACAGGCAAGGACTATCTAGCTAGTTATATCTACGGCATCACTATGGACAATGAAGCGTATATCTTGGACGTTGTTTTTACAAAGGAACCGATGGAAGTGACAGAGCCTTTGCTAGCTCAAAAACTAGCAGAGTGGCAAGTCAATACATGTGACATCGAAAGTAATAATGGCGGTCGCGGATTCGCTAGAAACGTTGAACGTTTGACGCAAGATAGCTACCAAAACCGATATACAGTTTTTAATTGGTTTCATCAGTCTCAAAATAAACAAGCAAGAATTTTGACAAATACGACCTGGGCAATAGAGCATATCTATTTCCCTGAAAACTGGAGACATCGTTGGTCAGAATTATATCAAAACCTTATGAGTTATCAAAGAGAAGGTAAGAACGCTCATGATGATGCTGCAGATGCACTGACAGGCGTAGTTGAAGCAATTAATGACAAAATTAGAACTAAAGCCAAAGTCAAACGCAAATCGCTTTACGGCTTGTAGAAAGGAGCAAAATGGAAGAAACATTAGTCTATAGTCGCTCATTGTACAATGAGCAGAATTTGGATAAAGATATCATTTACAAATTGATTCTGAAGCATGCCCAGACCAGTAATAAACTCAAAAAGTTAAAAGATTACTACTTGGGTAAGCACGCAATCGAAAAACACACACGCAGAAGCAACCTGCCAAATTTTAAGACGGTTGCCAATCATGCCAAGGATATTGCGGATACCGCCACAGGTTACTTTATGGGCAATGCTATACGCTATCCCAAGACGGATGATATAGACATCGAGGAATTGCTAAAAGCATTTGATAATGCAGATGTTGATTCGACAGACTCAGACAACGCTTTGAACATGGCAATCTACGGCAGGTCTTATGAGTATATCTATGTCAAAGAGGATGAAAATGAGCTGGTAACTCGCAGTCTAGAACCTGAGAATACGTTTATTGTTTATGATGATTCGATTGAACAGAAACCTTTGTTTGCGGTCTATTATTATCAAACGAAGGACGATGTGACGGAAGAGACGTATTATCGAGCTCAGGTATTGACAGAGAACCTGCAATATAGCATGTCTTTACGTGAGCAGAAGAAAGAGTCAGAAGAGGGTGTTCCGCATAATCTTGGAGCCCTGCCTATTATTGAATACCGAAACAATCGCTATATGGTCGGGGATTATGAGCAACAGATTAGCTTGATAGATGCGTATAACTCACTGATGGGCAACCGTGTGAACGACAAGGAACAAGCTATTGAGTCTATTTTGGTATTATATGGCGCAGCGCTGGCGGATACACCGGAAGAAGCAAAAGAAGCGATGGAGATACTGCGTGAAGAAGGCTTGTTGGAGTTACCAAAAGACGCAAGTGCTGAGTTCTTGAAGAATGTCTTGGATGAGGCTACGGTCGAAGTGCTTCGTAAGGCGCTGAAAGAGGATATTTACACTTTTAGTCACGTCCCCAATCTCTCAGATGAGAATTTCGCAGGAAATACATCAGGGGTGAAATAGTTGCCCTCCTTGAGAGTAATTTCAAGGTAATAAACTGGGTTAAAATTGGAAGGCGCAAAACGATAATACCTAGTAATTTATAATCTTTTGTGATATAATAAGAATATAAATTGTTAGGAGAGAACCAATGATAAAAGATAAAATGCATAAGCACCTTAATCAAGTGTATTATTCCATGTTAGCTAGATGTTATGATGAAAAACATTGGGCGTACAAGTGGTATGGTAAACGTGGGATAGGTGTTTCAGAGGAGTTCGGGAATGTTGCAAGTTTTAGAAATTGGGCTATTGAAAATGGCGCAGAATTCGGACTGCAACTCGATCGAATAGATAATAATAAGGATTATTCTCCTGAAAATTGTAGATGGGTCACCGAACATAAAAATAAAAGAAATCGTTCAGATAATGTTTTTTATAAAGGTTATATTTTAAAGGATTACCTGAAAAAGTTATCAAAAGAACACGATATTTCTTTTGCGACATTGGTTTATCGATACTATCAATCTATAAAACGAGATGATTTAGTGGTTAATGATGATACGATAGATGATATTTTGCTTAATTATAAAAAATATGATTTGAGGCAATTTAGCAAAGGTGTTGACATGAGCGACAAAATTATCGTGAGAGATGAAAAAGGAAGGATAGTAACGTATTATCGAAGCTAATCAATTACCACTGCTGGCAGAAATGTCAGTAAGGTTTAACGACTAGGTGGAGTAAGCTAAGTTTAAAAGACGGTGTCCCCCGTCTTTTTTATATGCAGAAACGCCCACGAAATCCAGCGCCCCATTGGGGTGAAGAGATAGTCTGAACTTATGGGAAACCATAAGAAGTAGAGGATAAAGAGCCACTACGATAACAAAATTGAGCTATGGAATTTAAGCTTTTGGGTCTTGAAATGATTACCAAGACCAAAGAACGATACTATATCAAATCTTTACACAAACGCATACAGATTTTTGCGAATTATTACAACTGGTCTCAGATTTACGAAAATGCTAAGGCGATTATTCCGCAGTTTAGCCGTGGTTTGCCAAAGAATTTGTTGGAACTTTCCCAAATCATCAGCAATCTCAAAGACAAGGTTAGTCTACGCCAACTTATTTCGCTCTTGCCGTTTGTGGAAGACCCAGATGCAGAGATTGAGGCGCTTGAAAAAGAAAAAGAGGCTGCGCAAGAAGAACCTGCATTTAGCCAGAATTTGCCTTATGAAGAGAGTGTGACAGATGGACAATCAGAAGTATTGGGAGAAGCGGAAAGCTCAGCGAATGGTTCAAGAAATGGACAAGGCAGAGCAAACCGCAAAGCAACTCGACGAAATCCACAAGCTAGCAAGTAGGCATATCACATCCAAAATTGACCAAATCTTTGAAAGTTACCGCAGAGACCACGGACTGACGGAAGATGAAGCCGCTAGGGTACTGGCTAATGTCAAGAATTTATCTGATATTCGGGAGTTAAGATCAGCTTTACAAAACACAACCGATAGTGAAGAAATACGGCAGTTGCTTATCTTACTTGATTCGGCTCCCTACGCTTCCAGAATTGAGCGATACGAGGCTTTGCAACGTGAGGCGGATAATTTACAAGCTCAACTGTACAAAGCTGAAAACGAGGCTTCTAGAGCCTTCTATGATGAGTTTATTCCAGATGCTTATTACCATTCGATTTTCGACCTACAGCAGCAATCAGGCGTGGCGTTTGCATTTAACAAGATTGACCCAGAGGAAATCAGAGCCATCCAGCAAACTCCATGGCTAGGAGCGAATTATTCAGAGAGAATTTGGGACAATACTCAAGCCTTAGCAAATGAACTACAAAAGCAATTGGCTGTCAGTCTGTTAACGGGTCGATCAGCTCACGAGACCGCAGAAGTCATTGAGGCTCAATTCGGAAAAGGGAGTCAAAATGCTCGACGGTTGATTCGAACAGAAACGAGTTATTTCCATGCAGAAATGGAAGCGAAGGCTTATGAAGAAGCAGATGTGGAATATTATCGTTTTCTCGCAACATTAGATCTGAGAACGTCAAGTATCTGTCGAGAGCATGATGGTAAAATCTACAAAGTTAGCGAACGGATAACTGGCAAGAACTATCCTCCTATGCATCCTTGGTGTCGGTCGGATACAATAGCATCAGACGATTCAGAATGGTTAGCCAAAGCAACCAGAAGCGCCAGAGACCCAGTGACAGGCAAAACTATTCAAGTCCCTGCCAATATGACGTATAAAGACTGGTATGAGAAGTATGTCAAACCAAAATACAAGACGGATAACTTGGACATTTGGAAGATCGAACGTGCCAATAACCAGTACGAGAAATATAAGTCAATTCTTGGAGATAAAGCCCCTAAATCGCTTGAAGACTATATTGATTTGAAGTATAATGATAAAGAGGGATATGGACAGTTACAGGACCAAGCTAGATGGATAAAAGCGAAATTCCCGTCTGAGAAGTCTTTTAATGGTCATTTTGAGAAACATCAGGCCGAGTTTCCAAGCTTGACTAAAGAAGAGTATCAAAAGCTTGCATCGGAACTCATCGCTAGTCCTATTGATGAAAATATTTTGGGTTATGAGACCGAGGGTGGACGTAGAGTTCGCTATGATAAAGCTGAGAACATTATCGTAATAGGTCAGCGAAACAAAAATAATCAGGCGCGATTGAACACAATGTTAAAACCAGATGACGGAGAGGAGTATTATCGTGAAAACTACAAACGAGATTTTCCTGATTGATGGAGAAGAATATATTCACTGTCCTGTTTGTGGACGGAATGTCATGTTATTTGATGTGTGCGAATGCGATTGGGAAAACACTGGTGAAACAAACATTGACGGCGGTCCGAATAGAATGACGTTAGCTGAAGCAAAAATAGCATTTGCAGAAGGCAGACCAATTATTTAAATAAGCATTCGAGCAATCGAGTGCTTTTCTTATGCTCAAAAATGGGAGGGAGTATGTACCAACTAAGTAAAATAAAAAAATGGTTCGTCAAGACTTTCTTATGTGTTCATGATTTTTGGTTCAAAGATTTAGGGCATTATAAGATTGATTTTTATTATTGCAAAAAGTGTGGTAAGGTCACTAAAAGATTATAAATTCTGAAAAGGAGGTCGCTATGAATAAGCGAATCAAGAAAAAGCGTGAACTGATTGAACAAGTTCAGGGAACTAAAGAAGCTGTTGTTATTGCATTGAACATCATTAAAAATCTACTTGATGAAAACACCGAACAGGCAAATGAAATTGCCGAGCTACGTTCAACCGTCGAACGCAATGCACAGGCTACGAATTCGAGATTTGATTATCTTGAAAAGAAAGTAGCTGACAAGCTGTCCAAGAAGTCTTGGTTTAGTAGAAAGTGAGAAAAAATGGAAAAACAAGTTATTATCTTTTTGAAAAATGGTGAAACATTATTGTTTCAGGGTGTTAATGAAATTGATTTGACCAATGAGCGTATTGCATTTGATTACTTTGACAAGAGTATAAACCAAGAAAAAGGCGGGGTGTTCTATTTTGATAATATTGCAGGTTGGTCTGCATCAGCAGAATTTTTTCAATAGGAGGTGGTCACTCATCTTGACAGCAGGAAAGACTGCTTGAAACTACTCTAAATTACTTTAAACTGGTCGAAATTGACCAGTTTTCTTTATGGTCCAAGCATTGATGACGGTAAAAGCTATGGAATAAAGACTAGGGATAGTCTGTAAAAAAATAGGAGGTTCGCAATGAACGAAGAAACACAAACAGTCGAAGTGGTCAAAGATGACAAACAGGTAGCAGCTGAACCTGAACAAGTCACAACAGACCCGAAAGACGAAAAGAAGTACACTGATGCTGATGTCGATGCCATCATTGACAAGAAATTCGCTAAGTGGAAGACAGAACAGGAAAAAGCTGAATCAGAAGCTAAGAAATTAGCCAAGATGAACGCCGAAGACAAGCAGAAATATCAGCTTGACAAGCGTGAACAGGACCTTGCTGATCGTGAAGCGGAAATCACACGCCGAGAGCTAACTGCAGAAGCTAAGACGATTTTAAGCGAGCGCGGCTTACCAATCGAGTTAGTAGACGTGGTCAATCTTGCTGACGCTGACAGTGTACGCGATTCAATCGATGCAATTCAAAAGACTTGGGAAGCAGCAGTCTTGAAAGGCGTTGCTGACAAGACCAAAGGAAGTGCACCGATGAAGAAAGCGCCACAAGAACAACCAACTGTTGAAAAGTGGGAACGTGATTTTTTGAAATAAGAAAGGAAAAATAAAATATGCCATTTGGAGATATTAACACCGCAACATCCCGTAAAAAATTCTTAGGGATTATCGAGAAAGTCGCCGCTAAAAAATCTTACTCTGCTCCACTCTTGTTGTCGAATGACGCAGTGGAAATGAACGGGCGTTCATTTACTGTTACAAAATCTGACACAACAGAACTCAAAGATTACAAACGTAATGCAGACAATGAGTTCGACCATGCGCAAACCGAAGAGCGCACTTACACCCTGGATCAAGAAAAATACTGGGGTCGTTTTGTGGACCGTCTAGATGAGCGCGATTCAAACGGCGAAGTCAATGTCAATTATGTTGTCGCTCGTCAAGCTGCCGAAGTTGTGGCGCCATACTTGGACCATCTTCGCTTTGATGCTCTTCTTGGTAATGTCAGCGACAATGTCGTACCAGCTAATACTAAAGGCGCTAATAATTCTTACCAAGCTGTCTTGGATGTTTCTGAGAAATTGGATGAATTGGACGTAGTGGAAAACCGCTTGTTGTTTGTGACGCCAGCATTTTATAAAGCGATTAAGTCAGAAATTGTCAACCTTCCACAAGGGGACACCAATCAAACTGTGCTTTACAAAGGTTATGTCGGTCAGTTGGATACATTCACGGTTTACAAAGTGCCATCTAAGTACCTTAAAGGCGTCCAAGCTGTTGCGACAATCGGCGGGGTAGTCGTTTCGCCTATCCAAGTAGATGAAACGAAATATAACAACAACATCCCAGGTCGTTTTGGTGAATTGGTGGAACAATTGTTGTATACTGGTGCATTTGTCTTTGATTTTGACCAGAAATACATCATTTCTATTGCAGCGTCTAAGCCAGAAGCAAAAGTTAGTGCACAAGGCAAATTAAACATCCGTGCAGAGCAGTGGGTATCTGGTTCAACTTATGAAGCTGGTGCCCGTGTACAAAACGAAGGTAAGCTGTTTGAAGCCACTAAGAAAGTAAATTCATCCTCAACAGCTCCTGGTAGCGATTCAGCCAACTGGAAAGAGCTTGTCTAGGAGGTTCTAAATGCGCTTTAAGGTATTAAAAGAGTTTACTGATGATGAACTTGGTTTTGTTCATCGTGTTGATGATGTCATCGAACTAACCAAGGAACGTCATGAGCAGATGAAGAAAAACGCTAAATTGCAAGATGTGAATTTGGCTGATTACATTGAAGAAATCAAGACCAAAGGAGCAGAAGCTCCTGCGAAATAGGGGGCGGATATGCTAGAAGAATTAAAAACTTTGACAGGCGAGAGTGACTCAAAAGTCCTCTCGCCTTTGCTTTTGAGGGCTAAAAATATCATTTTGACTGAGACGAATCGAAGTCAGCTTACGCCAGCGCTTGAAGGAATGCAATTGGAAGTAGCGCTCGAGTTGTACAACCGTCAAGGTAGCGAAGGCGAAACATCACGAAGCGAAGGGGGCGTGTCTGTGTCTTATAAAGACGGGCTATCCGATACTATTTTGAACGGTATCCGAAGTCATAGACTCGCAAGGGTGGCAGGTCGTGCGTTTGAAGCGAAACCGACTAAAACCATATTTGATCCGTAAAGCTGTCATAGTGACGAGTGATGAGGGTATCAAGAAAGCTACTTATAGCGATGTTGCTACTGAGATACGGGCTGAGATATGGCCTGCTAGTGGTCGTTTGCAAGCTGAGATATACGGTCAGAGGTTGGCATATATTTTGAATTGCTTGGTAGACCGTGAAACTCTTATTGATGAAGGCGATGGTTTTTGTATCAATAGCGATAAAGTGACCCACAAAGTTATTTCTATTAAGCGTTATACAAACCATCAAGTCTTGGAGTTGGAACAATGTCGCAATTGATAGGCGCTGATAGGTTAATCTCAAAGCTCAAACGATTGTCTAGTCAACGACAGACCGAAATTATGGCGAAAGCTGTACACAACGCTGCCAAGAACGTTGTCCAAGCAGATGCTAAATTGCGTGCTCCTGCCAACAATGGTGATTTGCGAATAGGTATTAAGGTTCGGATGTCTAAGTCTGGGAATCCGAGAGCTGAAGTGGTTAGCACATCAGACCATGGTGGATTTGTTGAATTCGGTACAGGTCCCAAAGGTGCTGCAAACCACGCAGGTATTTCGCCAAATGTCAACGTGTCTTATCGCAGTACGCCTTGGTATGTCCATGAGTCCCAGATTGATGTCGGCCCTTATCGGTTTCAAAAGCTCGGTGAGTTTTACAAGATGTTTGGTCAAGTCGCCCAACCTTATCTTTATCCAGCCCTTAAGGATAATGAAGAGCGAGTCACGAAGAACATCAATAGATTTGTCAAACGTAAGTTAATTGAAGAGGTCAGCAAATGATAAATATTAAGCCCATCATTTACAAGAAATTGAAAGAGGTTGCGGACAATGTGACAGATACATATCCGAAAGATTGGGAGAATTTCCCGGTTATCATCTACTTAGAAGAGGAAAACAAGCCTTACGAGATTACAGATGATACAGAACAGATGTCCTATTTGCGCTACAAGGTCGATATTTTCCACAATGATAGTACGTCAGAATTAGCAGTAGCGATTGATGCGATTTTTGCATCTCTCGGGCTAAAACGTACATCCAGCGTGGATACGCCCGACCCAACGCACTTACGACACAAAGTCATGCGATTTGAGGGGATTTTAGATCTAAACTCCCGAATCGTTTACCAATACAGAATGGAAGGATAAAACATGTTAGCAAACGGAATTAAATTGAAAATGAGCGAGACCAAGGGGTCTGGCTATGCAGTTATCGAGGGCTTGAAAGAAGTTCCAGAACTTGGTATTGACCCTGAGAAAGTTGAGAATACGACCCTTGCGGATACCATTAAGCAGTATGAATTTGGTATTGGCGACGCTGGCGAATTGGAATATAAATTCAAGTACGAGAATTCCGAAACAACTTCTAGTTATCGTACTTTGCGTAAGTTATCTGATTCAAAAGCTATCCGTCACTTTGAGCAAGAGTATCCAGATGGTACTACTGTCCGCTTCTCAGCTCAGATTGCTGTCAAGCTAGGCGGTGGCGGTGTCAACTCTGCAATCGAATTTACATTGAAATTGGCTCTACAGTCAGATTTAGAATTCACTGACCCAGTAGTACTTTAAGGAGGTATAAATGTCAACACGTAAACCATACATCACTTGGACAGTCAAAGGTACAGATTATAAATTACGCCTCAGTACCCGTCAAGTGTGTGATATTGAAGAAAAATTAGGCGTTAACTTGCTCAAAATTTTCATGCCGAAACCAGGAGAACAGTTTAACCTACCTGCTCTCAAAGTGATGTTGCTAATTGTACAAGGGGCTTTGCAGAAGTTCCATCACGGTATCAAGCTAGATGACGTCTATGACTTATTCGATGAATATGTCGACGAGGGCTATGGACAAACAGAATTGATGGCAGACATCATCATGCCTTTGTTTGAAGTATCGGGTTTTATTCCGAAGAACAAGGAAGAGAAGGAATCAACGCTGACAGCAGTCGAGTAGGTTCTGGTCCTTGTTCGGTCACAGAATTGATTAACGGGTTTTATCTAACAGCATTAGATGCAGGGATAGACCCGTTTTCTTTTTGGGAATATACTTTGCTGGAATTGAAGGAGCTAGTTGATAGCTACAACAGACAACAATTCCAGAGACAGAAGGAAATTGCTTCGCATAACTTTGTTCAATCGCAAATGATAGCTCGCTTTGTTTCCATGATGTTTCAGGAAAAAGGCGAGGCACCCGACATTTGGGACTTCTATCCAGCTTTATTTGAAGAGGATAGACAACAGATTGAACAAGCTCGAATTGAGAGAGATTTGATAATCCATCGTGAACAGATGAGAGCATATGCAGAGAGAATGAGAGGAAGATTCAAAACTTCCGAATAAGATAACATGGAAAGGAGGGGAACTATGGCTACAACCTTAGAAGAGTTGAGAGTTATTGTCGAAGGCGAGATTGCTCCATTTCAAAAAAAGATGAAGCAATTGGAATCTCAGATGAAGCAGACTCAAAACAAAATTGAAAACAAGACAAAAGGTCTTAGAGAGCGTGTAGGTCAACAAGCTGGTGGCATGGCAGCTGCTTTGGGCAAACTTGCCAAGATTACCGCGTTAGCTTATCTAGGCAAGAAAATGTTAGACCTTGGCATGTATTCTACGCAGATGGCTCTTGAAGTCAGTGCTTCGGTCAATCAAATCAAACGACAGATGGGCGAAAGTTCCCAAGCATTTTTAAAATGGATTAATGACAACGCCAATGCCATGAACATGAGCGTTGGAGAAGCTACCAAGTACGGAGCGGTTTATTCCAATCTATTTTCCAACTTTATCAAAGATTCCGACAAACTGAGCGCTTATACAGGCAAGATGTTACAGACATCTGCTGTTATTGCGCAAGGTAGCGGACGGACCATGACCGACGTTATGGAACGTATCCGATCGGGTTTGCTAGGGAACACAGAAGCGATTGAAGACCTTGGAATCAACGTCAACGTCGCGATGATTGAGTCCACAAATGCCTTTAAGCGTTTTGCGAATGGGCAGTCTTGGCAACAATTGGACTACAATACCCAGCAACAAATTCGCTTGATGGCTATTTTGGAGCAAGCGACAGCTAAGTACGGCAATACCTTGCAACAGTCTGTAAACGGGCGTATTAGCTTGTTTAAATCATTGCTGAGTGATGCTGCGCTGAACATTGGTAATGCTATGCTACCGATTATCAATGCCATGATGCCTGTTCTTAATTCCTTTGCCATGGTTTTGAAAAATGTCACTGCTAAACTTGCTGAGTTTATCGGCTTGATGTTTAGCAAAAAAGCCAACGTGAAGAATAGCGCAGTTGGAAACCTTGCTCAGGGCGCACAAAACGCAAATGACGCAGTAGGCGGTCTAGGCGATGCCATGGACGGTGTAGATGACGCATCCGGTGGCACTGCTGATAATCTAGATGATGCCGCCAAATCAGCTAAGAAGGCAGCAAAAGAGCTGATGGGATTAGCTGGTTTTGATGAAATCACTACCCTGAACTTGAACAAAGATGACTCGGATGGAGCCGGCAATGGTTCTGGAGGAGGAAAGGGCAGAAAAGGTGGAGGCTCTGGAAGCGGAGCTGACATCTTGCCAGAAATAGAATTGACTGATATGGACAACCAGTTTAAGTCCATATTTGACGGATGGGATAAGACTCTACAACCTCTTTTTGATTACCTCTCAAAATTAAAAGACCTGTTTAAAGACGGCTTTAATATGTCGTTTAGAGCTGATAGCTTGGACCGTTTAAAAAACGCTTTGGTTGGTATCCGGCAATCTCTAAAAGACATCTTTGCGGACGGAACTGTCTTGCAAGCAGCAGCAAGGTTTGGCGAGAAATTATCCTACGCTCTAGGACAAGGGATGGGAGCTGTCGCAAATGTCGTGATGGGCATTGCAGTCTTTATCGCTGAAAGTCTAGATAAATCCTTAAAAGAAACGAAGCTCGATATAAAGAATTGGCTAATTAGACAATTTGAGATAAAAGGCGACACTATTACTAGTATCGGAAATTTAGCTCAGGCTATTGGACAAATTTTTTACGATACAATCACAAGCGTAGCAGCGACCGATATCGGTTCTGCCATTATCTCCTCACTAATCTATATTCGGATGGGGATAGATGATATAACAGGAAAGATTGAACGAGATTTTTGGGCGTTTTGGGAGCGTCTAGCCGTAGATAATCAAGTAGGTATTACAACGGCATTTATCGGCTTATTATCAGCTGTAGAACCTATCTTCGCGTCTATCAAGGACTTGTTCAAGAATACCTTTATCAGCTTAAATGCAACTTATGATGAACACTTAAAGCCATTCTTTGATTCGTTCACTGAGGGCTTCAGTTCTATCTTTGGCACTCTGATAGACAGTTGGAACAATGACGTCCAACCGGTATTAGATAGCATCGGACAATCGTTCTCTGATATGTTCGATAACCATATTCAGCCTTTTGTTGATAATTTCCTATACGCATTCGGTCAAGTAGTGGATTTGTTAAAAATTGTATGGGAAGTAATCCTTCAACCACTCTTTGATTGGATTGCAGCGAACATACTACCAGTACTTGTTCCAATATTCCAAACACTTGCAGAATGGTTTGTACAAGCGTGGAATGTTGTTTTCGATGTTTTAGGAGCTGTTTTAAAAATCCTAGGTGGTATCATCGAGTATCTGGTCGGTGTTTTCACAGGCGATTGGGAGAAAGCGTGGAACGGGACTGTACAGTTTTTTAAAGGTATTTGGGAACTTGCATCTTCAATCTTTATGTTCGTTTGGAACACCATTCTATCATTCTTAAAAGGTGTCTGGAATACCATTGTTGCAATATTACAGGCTGGATGGGATGCGATCGTCCGTATCTTCCAAGGATTAGGTAAATGGTTCGGAGACCGTTGGAAAGATGTTGAGAATATATTTTCTAACGTTGGTAGATGGTTTGGACAGAAGTTTTCTGAGGCATGGAATGGTATTACAAATGCTTTCAGCAACGTTGTAGGATTCTTCCGTGGCATCTACGATAATATTGTAAGTTGGTTCAGCAACATTGGTGGCGCTGTAGCAACTGCTGTTTCTGGTGCATTTCGTTATGCGATGAATGGTGTGTTTGCCACTATTGAGAACGCTGTAAATGGCTTTATCGGTATGATTAACGGTGTTATTGGTTTAATCAATAACATTCCAGGCGTTAGCCTAGGTAGCATTGGCTACGTTAATCTTCCACGGCTCGCTCGTGGGGGGATTGTGGACAGCCCTACCGTTGCCATGATTGGGGAGGCTGGTAAAGAGGTAGTTATGCCGTTGGAAAATACAGGCTTCCTGCAAACAATGGGACGAGTTGTCGGCGGTGCAGTTGTTAATGCTTTGGGCGGAGGTCTACCGCAATCGTCTGGATTGCCAAGTGGTGACATCGTCATCAATATCGGCAGCCGAGAATTCGGACGCTTTGCGATTGATGAAATAAATAAAGCACAGGCGCAAGCTGGCGAACTGTTATTAAACATTTAGGAGGGAAACATGAGTCGATTGATTATCAATGGAGTTACAGTAGTACCTCCTAAATCTTTTCAAGTCGCTATCAATGATGTAGATGGCGAGACAGGTCGAAATGCTAACGGAGACATGGTCAGGGATAGGATTACTACCAAGCGTAAATTAGAATGCGAGTGGGGGATGTTAACACAGGCTGAGATGGCGTTGATACAATCAGCTGTTCAGCCTGTTTTCTTTGAAGTATCCTATCCGGACCCTATCTTAGGGCAGACCTCTAAAACATTCTATGTTGGTGACAGAACAGCACCAGCATATTCATTTGATGAAAAACTCAAACCATGGAGCGGTTTAAAATTTAGTTTAATAGAGAGGTAAGGTGGTTCACACGGTAACATTTAACCAAGCTATGTTAGCTAAAGATAGGATGTTTGCTATTCGTGCAGGCGCCTATACTTCTAGCGACATCAAAGAAGCCAGTTTTAATTATGGATATATCAGCGGCGATACTTTCAAACCTGGCGGAACAGTTGCTGGTTCGGCTAAATTGACCTTTACATCTGTCATTACTAGCTTTAACAAATTGGATAAAGTTTATCCAGAGATAGGACTAAAAGTTGGCGATTCCTTCGAGTGGGTTGCAATGGGCGAGTATTTTGTCAACGATATTAACATCGACCGCAACAGGAATACCACAGAATTAGATCTGATAGATGGAATGTTCAAGCTCAATCAACCTTATATTTCTGACTTGACTTACCCGGCACAGATTAGAGATGTTATTCGCGAAATTTGTGTAAAGACGGGAGTAGAGTTAGAAACAGATGATTTAGGCTTCCGAGCGATTCAGCATCATATCCAATCAAAAGCGGATAAAAAGGACATTACTTTTAGAGAAGTGCTAAGTCAAGCGATTCAGTTGCTTGGCTTTTCTGCTTTTTTCAATAGAAAAGGCAAATTGGAAATTCGTGGGTTGATTGAATCAAATATCACAATTACTGCTGATAATTACTTTTTGCACGGTCTAACTAAAAGCGAATTTATGTACCAGATTGCAGGTATCACTTGCAAGAAAGACAAAGAGACGTTAACGGTCGGCTTACGAACCGGTCGCTCTTTAGAGCTCGAAAACAACTTTATGATACAGAACATCTTAGATGATTTGTATTATGATTTAAAAAACATAAGATATTACCCATACTCGCTTGATTGGCAAGGACACCTAAAATTAGATGTCGGACAATGGGTTACGTTAAAAACAAACAAAATCGAGACTTTTAAAGTCCCTGTACTGACCCAATCTTTTAATTTCAAGGGCGGTCTAAAATCCAAGATTAGTGCAGATAGCAAAGCAGGGAATGATACTCAGTATGCTTATAAGGGATTTCTAGGCAAGCGCATCGAGCAAATGTCTACTGAGATCGAAGCAGAAGTCCAACAACAACTGGAATATAAGGATAAGGAATTTGATGAAAAAATTAATAAAGTCAAATCTGAAATCAATAATGGCATCGAGCAGTCAAAAGCAGAAGCAGAAGCCTATGCAGATAATATCAAGCAACAGATAGATGGACAGCTCGCTGAATCGAACCGTCAACATCAACTTGCCCAGCAAGCCCAAGACCGTCAAATCGCAGATGTATTAGCTAAGGTTGCTTCGACTAAAGAAATAGCTGAACAAACTGTAACAGATTTAATGCGGGTACGAAACGCATTCAACCAATCCATTGGTCAAGCTAATACCAAAGCGCTCGAATTAGAGCGGTCTATTGGTACAATTCGGACAGATGTTATATCTCAGGCGCAGACTATACTTGCTCAGGCGCAAACACAGACGGAATTGACCAATCGAGTAGCAAGTGTCGAAACCACCGCTAATAGCACTAAGATGACCGTCTCAGAGCTATCTAAAACCGTTTCTAAAGCCACTGGCGACATTGCTAGTGTTACCAGTCGGACAAAGACCGTAGAAGACACTCTGAGCCAAACGAGGACCCAGTACGAGTCTCTGACGCAGACCGTCAATGCTCAGACAGGACAGATTGATAGTATCAATCGAAAGACTGCTGACTTGCAGAGTGGGATTGACGGAGTGACGGAGCGGTTTGAAAATTTGCAGGTTGGTGGGGAGAACCTATTACTGAATGCAGGATTTGAAGACGCGAAAGACCGTTCGGAAACTTTCGCGGTCGGAGGTGTTGTGTATACAAACAAGTTGATGCCGAAATGGGGTTCGCTATACAACAGTGGTATCTCAAATCCGACAACATCCTATCACGCTATTTATCGCGAATCTTTCAACGGTAAGGGTCCTGTAATAGAATTTAATGAGTCAGATGGAAGTCGAAACTGGAAGGGAATCAATGCTATTTTACGTGCTGAAGATTTCGTTGCTGGAAATTACACGTTTTCAGGCGATGTGTATGCGACTGGACCAGGGACCAAAATTTGGTTTGGTTTTTATTATTACAACAAGAGAGGCTCTAGAAGTTTCCATGATGGTCAAACCACAGTCAACATCACGACGACCAATAGCTGGCATCGAGTTGCAGGACAGATTAAATTAAGCGATGATATTGATACAACCAAATTAATGTATTTGTACATCTATGCTTACAATTTTGCGAGCAATTCCATCCTTTATCTAACCAAACCTCAGCTAGAGTATGGTACAGTCGCGACCCAATTTAGGCTTGCACAGGAGACGTTGCGCTCCGAAATCGCAACCTACAAGCGCACTGCTGAGGAATCTAGTGCAGAGTTATCCCGTCAAATCCAAACAGTGGATGGCAAGGCAGTTGATGCTAAGACCTACGCTCAGCAGACAGCGACTGCAATCAATACTCGAATAGAAAGCCTAGAAACCTACAAGAACGCGGAAGGGACGCGAGCTAGTCAGTACTTTACCGCTAGTCGAGACGAGACAGCAAGGCAAGTAGCTGCTCTGCGTACGGCAGTCACAGACGGCTACGTAGCTAAAGCTAAGTACGAGGAAGATGCCAGAGGTGTGACGCAGAGGTTTGAAGAACTATCATCCGCCACAGATACCAAAATCGCTGAATACCGCACCGCGGTTGATGGCCGTTTTGCGACAATGCAAGCATCCGTTGATAGCAAAGCTAACCAAGTGGATTTTCAGCGGGTGCAGGAGACCTCACAGCTCTATGAGCGTATCATCGGCTCAACGGAAACTAGTATCAAAGACAAAGTAGCTCGCATGGTTATGGCTGACAGCTTGTTCATGATCGAGGTCAAGGATAAGATTAGCGGTACAGCTACACAGGTTAGTCAGCTTAATAATTCGTACGCTATTAAAAATCTGACTAGCGCTGGTACAGTACTTAACCAAATCAATTTACTGGCTAATGGTACCAATAGAATCGATGGTCGACTGACGCATATCACAGGTCAGACTTTGATCGATAACGGCGTAATCAAAAACGCAATGATCGGCAATTTAGACGCAGGCAAGATTAATACAGGCACGCTCAATGCTGCTAGAATTGCGACCAACTCGATAGATGGTAGTAAGCTTGTGTTTGACCAAGCTTTTGTCAATAAGATGATTGCAAACGAAGCCTTGTTTAAGCAGTTATTTGCTCAAAGTGCCTTTATCACAAGCGTACAGGCAGTAACTATGTCTGCTAGTAAAATCGCTGGCGGGATACTATCTGCGTTGAATGGAGCGACAGAATTTAATTTACAAACTGGACAAATCAGCTTAAAGACGGATGGAGCCTCTATACAGCGCATAGCTGATGGCTATCCGACTCACTTCTTGCGATTTGTCAACGACGCAACAAGCTATCATTCTACGACGGTACTTGGCGCGAGCAAGACCAATACATCTCCAAACGACCAAACGTTTGCAGGGATGCGTATTTTTAACTCAAAGACCAAAAACAGTATCGTAGATTTAAATGCCTACAGCATCACGTTCCAGCAATATCCGTTGGCTACTAAAGGTTTTTACATGGATGTAGCAAATCAGGAGCTACGTCCGATAGATTCGGCTGCTCAAAGCAAGGTGTCAGCAAAAGACTTCTATATTGACTCACGATCGTTAGCGACTATTTTGGATAATATTTTTGATAATTTCAAAAATCTAAACAATAACGGTAACTATGCTCGGAATTTTTACAGCACATGGAGGTAAATCATTGAACCAAGAACAACTGAATCAAGCACTCGCTTTGACAAGCCAAGAATTAGCCAATCAATTGGCAGAAGAGAAGAACACTAAGAATCTGTTAGCTGTACAGCTAACCGACGCACAGCAGACTATCGCTAGTCTGCAGACAGAAATTAAGGAACTCACACAGCAACTGGACGAAGTCACTAAACCAGAAGAAATCATTGAACAAGAAGGAGAATAATCATGACTCAAACTACAGACAACACATTGCTTAACTTGGAAGAAACAACACAACCATTTGACCTTGCGACTGCATTGCAGTATATGAAGGAAAACGGGGAATTTATTCGCTGTAAAAATGCGACAAATGATTTTTACATGTACCGCGATGTCCAACGTCGACCGGGTATTGTCAAAGGCCGTCGTCAATTCGTAGAAGTTGAAACTGTTTGGGCCTTTAACCAGTGGGGTGGGACTACTACGACCATCAACGTGGCAGACCTTTTCAACGAAGAGTTCTACATCATGCAATTTGATGAGAATGGAAATCCAGACTGGACAGACCCAACAGCAGGAGCGGAGGCGTGATATTATGATGCTATTTAAAACACCGCAACATCCTGCAGGGATGTTTGATTTTCTACGTGAGCTCATCGCAACAGAGGACGGTCTTGTCCTCTTTTTGCTTAGCTTAATCGTGATCATGGAAATTGTTGATTTTCTGTCAGGTACGTTTGCCGCTATGATTAATCCTGATATTGAGTACAAGTCTAAAATCGGCATCAATGGGCTGATTCGCAAGATGATGGGAATTATCTTACTTACTGTATTGATTCCGATGTCCGTCTTGTTGCCCGAGCAAACGGGTGTGGCATTCCTCTATACAATTTACGTTGGCTATCTCATTTTGACCTTTAAGAGCTTAGTCGAGAACTACGGAAAAGCAAAAGGGGATACAAGTATATTTGCTAATGTGATTGTTGCGCTTGAAAAATTAGTTAGAAGCGAACCTAAAACCCTTGATACCAGCAAAATTCCTACTGGGACTATCCAGTCTGAAAAAATGAAAGCAGATTTAGGCGAGGGGAATATTGCATTTAATTTTGAAAAGGAGGACTAACAATGGAATTGCAATTCGACGAAGTTATTGAGTTTGATGATAAACTCTATCAAAAAAATATCGCTGACCACGAATTTCCGAAAACGGATGATTTAGACGGCAAAGGAGTAGAACATGAGTAATCTAGGTCTTAAAATGATTCAAATGCCTGTACCTGCTGCTAAGTATGGTATCAAGTGTCCAAACGCTATGGTCCCTCAATGGTTGACCGTCCACAACACCGCCAACAATGCGTCTGCGCTGGCTGAAATCAGCTACATGAACGGCAACTGGAACGAGGTATCCTATCACTGGGCCGTGGACGACGTGCAGGCTATCCAAGCCATCCCGCACAATCGGAACGCTTGGCATTGCGGAGACGGTACAAATGGTACAGGCAATCGTAGATCAATTGGTATTGAGATTTGCTATAGTCTGACTCCTGGACATCCTAAATATGCGAAAGCTGAGGATAACGGTGCTAAGTTGGCAGCGATTATCTTACATCAGATGGGATGGGGCATTGACCGTATCCGCAAACACCAAGATTGGTCTGGTAAGTATTGCCCGCACCGTATCTTGGATAATGGCAACTGGGAAGGTTTTAAAGGCAAAGTACAAGCTTATCTCTTACAACTGCAAGGCAAAGCAGTAACACCACCACAGCCTGCCCCTAAAGTATCGACTGCCCAACCTAAAACTGTTAGTGCGAATACTGGCACTCGTGAATATGCGGAAGTAGGTGTATTTACAGCCACAGAAAACATCTATTTCCGCAACGAGCCGAACTTAAACGGTCGTACACAAGGCATGTACTACAGGGGAGAGTCAGTGACTTATGACCGCGTCCGTGTCGATTATAACGGCTTCGTATGGATTAGTTGGATTTCTGCCAGCACAGGTATTCGTCGTTGGATGCCGATTAAAGTTCGTAAGAACGGTCAGACCACAGAAGTGTGGGGCAATGTAGAATAGCATTTTCAACCCAGCGTTTGCTGGGTTTTTTGTTTGCGAAGATTTTTCTTGACAAGTTATGATAAGTTGTGAAATAATGTACGTGGTTAAGAAAATAGATGAAATTCCGTTCATCACCTCCTTTCTAACCGCTCTCTATCTGTGGCAACACAGACATATAATCGAAGCACATTATATGGCTTGGCAGAGCTTAAGAACTGTTCTCCTGCGATAAGCCCAAGAAGCACAATGGAGAATTAGAGCCGTCAACTCTAATCGTTAGCCCCGACCGGAGGATAGATCCGGTCCGTGCTTTTTATTTTTGAGAAAGAATACTGTTGTGGAAATTAGAGAAATAGTTGAGGATTATGAGTTAAATTTTAATGGGCGTTCTTGTTTGTTTATAACTGGGTACAAAGGATTAGAAGAGTTTATTGTAAAATTTGAAACGTTAGATTTATTTCATCTTTTAGGTATACATAAGTTAAAAACAGGTTTATACGCACGTACTCGGTTAGAACAAGTAAAGACAGGCAACTTTAGGTTAGAAGAGTTTTATAGCAACGAGAGTTTTCGTGAAGTTTTACCAAGAATTGAAAATTATGATTTTTTCTATGAGATTTTTTATCGTGACAAAGTTAAGGTATGCATCTTAGACAAAGACTTATCAAGGAACACGATGAAATTGAGTGTCGTTTTTTATAAAGATAAGCACAGAAATGTAGTGATTTTAGGGTTGAAAAGGGATAAACTGGGGAACTTTCGCCCAGCGACTCTGCATGAGAGTAGAGGTAATAGATACTCACGAAATAAAAAGACTTTGATAAAGAGTATAAAGTGGCAATAA